GAGCAGGGGTCGTAGGTTGCCCCCCACCAGCCAGATACCGCCGTCTTGTAGCGACGCATAGTATCAGGATCAAGCGTGTCATAGAGTATATTCCCAATCTCCCGAAATCCTTTCGCATACCATGCCTCTGCGGAGTCATTGGGAATGAGAACCAAAGTGTCGGTTGTTATCATAGGCCAATCATCAAAGTCGGCCACTTTCGGGTATAGATCAGCCTCTACGTCGAATCCTTCCCCAAGCAGCATTGCACTGTCGGCGGAATGTGTGCTTGTGGTGTAGTTTCCCCATACTCCAATCGAACAGGCAGCAGCAGTATAGACCGTATCCACTTCAAGCCATCCGGTCGAATCGTCCCAATTGCAGACCCAATAATAAACTGGGTTGCCATTTTGCATCAGATAGGCAGATGTAATGTTTGTTCCGAGCGCAGAGAAATCCGCCTCAATTTGGAAATCGGATTGTGCTGAAGTTGCGGCAGAGACAACGATAAATCCGAGCGAGTCCGCTCCCGCCTCTATCAGCGTTACGGTATCGGGATTCCCGCAACACTGGCTTGCATAGACTAACAGGGTTCCCGTCGCGGCACTCAAATATGGAGTAACAGTGATCTGTACCGCAAGGCTCTCGTTGGGAGCTATCGTTCCACTTGTGAAGTCATCGGCAAACGCTGCGTTGGAAAAACTAAGCGAATCAACGACGATGCTGTCCCATCCAGAGTTGATGAGATAGAGAGACATCGTGGAGTCCGCCCCATACAGAACGTCTCCGAAATCAAGCGAGTCCGTGTCCACGAGGAGATCGTAGCAGGTATCCGTTGCCGTCGCATTGGTGTACCAGTTGCCGGACAGAACCTCGCAGCTTGCAAGATCGGTATAGATGGATTGATTTCGGTCAGTGCGCCGCGCATAGAACGTAACATACGGACGAAGGGTTGCGTCAGCGGTGTCAGAATAAACCACGTCAAGTGACTGGAACCAAGCAGACACAGAATCGCCAACGCCGTAGGGATAATTCGCACCACCCAGAGAATCCCCGCCACCGTAGTATTGAGCGTGGGTTAGGAGCGTCCAACGCAGATATACTGAGTCCGTCGGCGAGTTCATCTGTGACCAAAGCGTGTCTAACTTCCAGCCAGCCCCGACCGTAAACGTGACCCAGTGGATCGCGCCGTCTGCCGCAATAGATGACAGATCAACCGAATCAACCGCCACGGTGTCAAAACTGCCGGGAACTACATGCCATTTCGGCCATGTCGTTGCTCCGCAAGTAAAACTCTTCACAGAGTCGCAGAGAACTACATAGATCGGATCACCCAGACTGTCCACTGGATTGCGGACGGGAAGATGGAGTGTGACAGAATCCAGACCAAGAACTGGTTGTCCCGCCAAGAATGCAGAGATTGTAATTGTCGCAGCGGAAATCGGGGCACTACAAAATGTGCTCATTGCCAGAGAATCCTTCTGCGTCTCCCCCACATAGGATTGCCCAATGCCAACACCGCGCCAACTGGTACTTGTCGCTTTGAAATAACCCTTTGTTACCGTCGTGGTGGCATTTCGTAAATCCGTAAAGCTCTCAGTGGTGCCCACGCCACGCACGCACGCCCCATCCGCCGTTGTGGAATTGTTCATCATGACAACGAGGGAATCTGGGCCGCTTCCCGCGTAGCAACATAAGCCAGAGTCGGGGGTTGTTGGAGTTTCGTTCCATTCCCCCCAATGGTTCCAATATCCCCACGTTCCCCAAAGTCCGTTCCACGGATTGCCCTCGTAAGAAAAAGCAACGGCAGCGAGCGCAACCAAAAGCAATATGATAAAGGAGAGCGTTTTCATTCCGACTATGCCTCTTCTTCGAGCATGAATCTTACATCCCACAATCCCGCGTTCGTCTCCGACGTTGCTACATTGGAATTAAAGCGAGCGTAAAATAAGTTCCCGTCCGTATCCGCAAACACGAAAGGCCAAAGCGGCCCGTCACAGTTGTTTTCCAGCGCGATAATCGTGGTCTTGTCTGCCGTCGGGATCAATTCGTATCGTACCCCCCACGTTTGCACTCGCTTGTAATTCTTCACTCCGAGCTTGTTGCCGCCGGTCGTTCTGTTCATCTTCACGCCGGAACGGTCATATTCTATGGACTCGCCATAGTTCACCGTGTGCGTCGGCGCGCTTTTCACACCAAGAAGGAGACAGCCCCAATAAGCGGAAGTGGTCGTGTTCTGAAGTTCAAATCTGAAATATCGCTTCGCGCCCGTAGCTACCATTGTGGTAAACGTCTTGAGCAGGATCGGCTCGTGGGTAGATTGAATGGTTGATCCACTTATGACAGGTTGATCCCACGTTGTTCCGTTGTCGGTGCTCCCGGTATAGAGAGAATAGGTGCCGCCGCCCGGATTGACTGTATAGAGATTGTTGTTGACGAGGGCGACGAAATCCGCTGCGAGCGTATTCCCAGAGCCGAGATCAATTGAAAAGCGATTGTCGTCACTACTCACGGACGAGACCCTCGTGACGGAATGTTGCCGCGAGTTCAATTGATTATAGTCATCGCCAAGCGTGCCGTCAATTTCAGTGATCGTGGCGGCGCGCGTCAGAGAGTTTTGCGGATAGTAAACCCAGTCTGCCATATTAGCTCAGATCGTGAAGTTGAAAGGCCGTGTACCGGACACTCTTCATGCCGCGCACACAACCGATAATGAGGAAGTATTTCGTGCGTGGGCCGGTAAACGTACTCATTCTGTCCGTAGCCGATCCGCCACCAAGCCCCATTGGATTCATGGTATCATCGGCGTTCGCAAACGTTACCACGTCGCCCTCTTGCACCTTCCATGCAGAAACGTCCGCGCAATCAAACTCCATGATGAGGTGCGGGTCTTTCCATTGCGCACAGAGATAGGTTGCCAGAAGATAGGCTTGATCGTCTGTGTAAATTGCCGTACCCGGCTGATAAACGCAGAAGGGACTTTCAACGCTCAGTGTGCGCGTGATGTTCTGTCCAGCGACGGTATCGCCCTGAGCCGTGGCATTGCTTACCCCCTGATAGCGCATGAATTTGCCCCGCGCATAATCGTAGGCATAGTAAACCTTCACGTCGTTCGCGAGCCATGACTGCGGAGACCAATAGTAGCGAGTGAAGTTCAGGACGGCACAATCAAAATCATAGTCTGACGAAGCGGGAGTTTCGGGGAACTGGAAAAGGCTCCACTTCTTGTCACTGGTTTGATAATACAACGTCTGCGAATTGAATCCGATGTCCTGAATGAGGTCTTTCGTGTTCGTTTCGTTATTGACAGAGAAGCCGAGGTGATAGGCCGCCGTCTCCGCTGCGTCAAACGCTGCCGTATCAATATCCGCCGTAGCCACACCCAACTCGTCACGCAGAATGCTTTCAACAATGAAGTTGGAAGTATAGATCGTGTCGTTCTCGTTGAAACTATTGGAACGCCCTGCCGTATCAATCCATGACCCAAACATCCGCCCGCCGGTCAACTCTACGAAGATTTGACTGATACTTTCCACGGCCTGAGAATTGGGGCTCCTGTATGTCCTTCCCGCGGGAAGTGTCGGCACCCTCGAACGAAGCAAAAAGCCTTCACCAGAGCGAACCCACCCCCGCTCTTGGCGCATCCCGCGCGGAGGGGTAGTGAGAATAATTTCATTAACCGCAATTCCGATCCAATTCAGAACAAGAGTCTGATCTTCGTTCACTCCAACAATGATCTCGTACATTCCAAGCTCATCCCAGTCCCACTGCGCTGTTGCAACTTTCGCTGTCCCGTGGATATCTGTGCGCGTTAATCCCGCGCCGCCATTCCCAAACGACCCAATGCGAATATTTTCCAGCGCCCACGTATCTGCATCGAAAGTATCAACATTACACGCACTCGCATTGTAGGGATTATAAAGTCGAAGTGTGCATTCATATCCGTGCGTTCCCGGATCAAGGTCACTTACATATGCCCAGATTCGAAGATCACTAACCGCGGGGGCAAGGGGGAAAACATATTGCGCCGTTCGCGGAATCTTGCATGAATAATAGGTAAATCCGACCTCCGTTGGCCCGACAATTGTGGTTCCGCTTGAATAAATACCATCAATGATGTTTGTCGGATCAGAAACAACATTAAGCGATCCCGTCTTCATGCACGGTATCCAGATGTTCGCAACTTTGTAATACTGGAGTGCCGCCGTGGGAAGCGTGTACGTAGTCGGGCCGGTAGCCGACGAGGTCATGTCGTTCCCGGCTTGATCCTGTACGCTCAATCCATAGATGCCAAGATCGTCAAGATAAATCCAATTGCGCGCGCGCGTCGCGCCTTTGCAGGCATGGCTTGCCGCCGTGAACACTCCGAGGCTTGCATCCGTGCAAACCGTCGGAACGACATTGAAACTATCGTTTAGCGGCCCGTTCGTGACGTCTGTGTTTATTGTCGGAGTGTAGAAAACACCGTACACAATCGGGATGCGTTGCCCGACGCTTTCCTCTGGAGCCTTCGGATAGTTTGTTTTCTCAACTACGGTTGTGGGGATCGTCTTGTGTTTGATCTCCCCTTCCGCCACGGCATCGAATACCCAGCACTCCTCCGTCTTGTCGTAATAGTAGTTCTCGATAACACCAGACCAGACCAGCGGCGGGGCATTGACCCCCACCAATGCTGCGGTGCATCCCGGAACCCACATATAAATCTTAATTTCCCTGTTCCGGTATTCTCTTATGCTGGTTGCCGCAATATCCTGCGTTGTGGAATAGGGCACTCCCGGAGTAAGTATATATAGCTCGCCCTCGGCAAGCTTCACGGTAACATTGGATACAGAATAACTGCAATCAAATGGATCAATACTGGTGGAGATGCCGGATATTTCTTTGACGATCCCGCGCCAGTTAGAACTACTGTCATAAGTCTCTATGTCAGCAGTTCTATAGATTTTGTTCGTGCCGTCGTTGGCGTACAGATAAACAAGCCATTGCAGATTAGCAACGTCTCCGCCGCGCACGTAGTTTGCAAATGTGGTTGCGAACGTCAGCATTAGGCGTACCCTATCGCAAGAGAACCTTGCCCATAGCGAGTGGCGCGGTCAATTGCCTTCAGCAGTTTGTTCACCTGCTCGTCACTTCCGAGAAAGTCTCCGTGAATGTTCACCGTCACGCTTGGCGCGGTCGGAGTTGATCCGGGCGGAATGAACGGAGTCGGGCCGCCAGCACCCGCCGCTCTGCCGCCACCACCACCTCCTCCGCCACCGAATCCGGGGATACCGCCCCACTGAGCAGCAAGCGTTCCAAAGGGGACTCGCGTAACGAGCGACAGAATACCGATGATTGCCATTTGCGCGGCGATACGCAAGAGAAGCTGAAGGATGTCCGCGAACAGTTGCGAGAACACGTCTTTGATCCGCAGTGCGGCAAGATCGGCGAGCGTGTTGATCCGCGAGAACACGCTACCAAGCGACGAGGCGAAGAACTTGCCGATGTTGACAGCAGACCGGCCAACGGCTTCTGTTCTGGCCTGTATTCGCGCTTGGAGTTGATATAATTTCTGTAGCCGCTCCTCGGTGTCAGAAATCCCGCCCGTCGGAGCCTCGAACTGTTCCGGCCTTAACGCCCCCTCGATTCCTTCGCGCCCGCGCATGAAGTCTGGACGGATGCCAAACACCCCGGCCCGCTGCACTTTGGCATACGCAATTTCAATATCAAGAAGCTGCTGATGTATTTTTTCAAGTTCTGTTCTTGCCGCGACAAGCGCAGCTGGGTCTTTGGATGAGGTCAGCACCTCCATCAACTTCTTTTGCCGGTCAAGCAATTCCTGTGACGTGACGAGGCCAAGCTCCTTGATGAGCTCGGAGAGGGACTTGACCGACACCGCGGCCTTGTCCGTAGCTGCGGCGACCCGATCCATCATTGGGCCGATGAAATCCCAATCCCCCGGCTTTGGGATTGCTGCGCTTTCGGCGGCCTGAAGTTTCTGGAACTCTCGCGCCGCCGCTGCAATCTCTGACGGATCAATGCCTCGTTTTCCGGTGATCCCGGATTTTGCGCTGCCCGACCACTTGTCCAGCAGGGCGGAAAGCCCAGACATATCCTCCAGTTTCCGCAATAAATTATAGATGGCTTGAAACGCAGCGGCAATCAAAAGAAGTGGATTGATGCTGGAACCCAACAAAAGCAAATTTGCGCCGAGAGTCTTTATCGCTACCCCGGTTGCGATTGCCCACGAAGCAACTCGCAGCGCGGTGAGCGCAACAAAAAAGCCGAGAATGGTTTGGCTGTGTTCTCTCACGAAATCAGCCAGTTCGCGAATTGCTTCAACCACCTTCTTGAGATTTTCCGCAACGTCTATCGCGAACTTGCGGATTTGCTGTTGCGCATCTTCCGTATTCAGTTTCTCAACAAACGCTTTCGCCATTGCCGTCAGTTGTGGTAACAGCGCATTGCCGATTACCTCTCCCGCCTCGCCGATGTAATTCTTGAGTTGCCGCAACCGACCCGCGAATGTATCAAGATCAGCAGCCGCTTTGCCACTGAATCGTCCCTCCATGTACCGCAGAACGAAGTCCAGTTTCTCGGCTTCAGTCTTGGCCTTTCCGAAACGACCCTCAACCGCCTCCATTGTGATTCCGTACCGACCGAGCATTGCATAGCTTCCAGCGAGCGTTTTGCCAAGCAGAAGCGCGGCAGCATCCAGTCCGACAATCCCGGTTGACGCGAAGTCCTGAGCGATCTTGACCGCCCGCAAACTCAGTTCATATTTTCCGCTTAGGTCAAGGATCGTAGTGAACGCCGCCGCAGTCTCTTCATCGGCAAACCGCGTGAACTTCATCTGCGAGGCAAAAAAGCCCTCAAGCTCGCCCTTAACCGCGTCGTATGCAACACCCGCTTTCTCCAGCGAGAAACGCAACCGATTGGTCACGTCCTGCTGTTCCGCCGCCGCCTTGACCGAGAAACCAAGAGCCGTAGCCAAGCCGAGCGCGCCCCACTTGAGCGCACCGAATATCTTGCTGTCGAGAGACCGGAAGCGTCCCTCGATCTTCGCAAGAGCACCGGCGGTATTGTCGTCCACGCCGAGAACGATCTTGTAGTTTCTCTTTACGTCAGCCATTGCTCGGTCTTGGTTTGTTCATCTCTCGTCGGGTTGCCTGATGCGCCGCCCTCTCACATTCCGCAATTTCCGCCTCAATTAACGAGAGTGCGGACATGAGGACGGCGGGTTGCTGCCAATACTCGCCCGGATACAGATAGCCGTGAACGTGTTTCGATGTCGCCTCGCGGTAGGCGGCGAAATACGGTGCAACAGACTCTGACAACAATGAAGAAAGGGCAAGCGGCCTTCCTGACTCTTCGACCTTGCACATCCGCAGCCATTCGAGAACTGAAGCTCCGCTCGGTCTGCCGTCAATGTAGCTCAGTAGGTCTTCCCACGAGCCGATAGTTGTTCGCTTGCCCTGTGACAGCAAGACAATGGGAAACCCGCTCTCCCGCAGGTCGTGAACCTTATCGGGTTTCTCGTCGCTATCCAGTTCCGACAACGCCCCGCCGCTCTGCACGGCGAGGCGGATCAGTTTTTTTCCGACTCGTCCACTTCCGAAGCCACGACGATTTCCGAGCCGATCTCTTCCTGCCATTGAACTGGAATGCGCTCGATCTCTTCCGGGCGAGGCCGCTTCAGGCCGTCTATGTCTTGCGGATACTTCCGGCCAGCAAAGGGGAACTCCTTCCCGTCATCGGTCAGATTGTCCCATCCCACCACGCCCCGCGTAAAGGCCTTCATAAGCCCGGAGGCGGGCTTATCGGACATGAGCAGGTCATGCACCTCCCGCGTGTCGGCGACGGCCAGAGGCTTGATATGCCACTTCGTTTGCTGATCCTCCGGCAAACCACGATCAATCTTCAACACGTAGGTCTGCCGCTCCCACTTAGCTTTCTGAATCTGAGCCATAGGCACTTCCTTCCGGGATTTCTTCTACCACAAGGCGCGGGTCAATGTCCGGGTGAACGGGATCGGATCGGAACGGAGTGAGGTCATCGCAGAGATATTCAGTCTCCTCGGTGAATGCAACGCCGCCCTTTTGGAACGGGTACGAGTGCGGCCTGATCTTCGCCCGCTCTTTCAGGTTCGCAATCTGTTCTGGGTCTTTGGTGAGTGTGATTTTGTATTTCATGGTTTATCCCCAGAATTGCGCTGCGTAGGTCGTGCCGCGATCAATAGCGTTTGCGAAATCAATGTTGCAGGCTTCCGCGCTCGCGCCCTTCACGCCGTCGAATTTCAGCACACGCCGCGCCTCTTCGTTTCCCTGAGAACTGTCGTCATTGAACTTCGCATTGACCTTGATGACCATTTCATTGTCGGAAGTGCAGGTGGATGACGCGCCCCAATAAATGACAATCTGTTCCAGTGTGTCCGTGTCCTCGGCGTTCATGGCATCCATGACTTCTGTCTGATAGAGGAAGTCTATCTCGCCGGAGACTTCGTAGTGAGGGAGTACGAAGTTGAGCGTACCGTTTGTGCCTGAACCTCCGGTCGGAATCGGCTTGGCATTTGTGGTGATCGTAACGGAAAACCCGAAACACGTCACGGTATCGCCGCCTATGGTCACGCCGCCGAGGTCTGCGAAATTGTAGTACGTATAGGCCGTCGGAACGGCCATTGTGCCCGTGTAGTTCTGGCCGTCTTGGTGGTAACGGCCTATCATGTCCGCCTCGATCCACAGCCGTCCGTCGTGCTGACCAGGATAACAGGAGAGCGTCAACTTGGAACAGATCGCTGAGCAGATAGCCTCGTCGTCGTCGTTTGCGGCGATTTGTCCGGCCTTGATAAGCGTCAGATAACACCCGGCGTTCCCTGTAAAACTTGGAGCTTCTGCGGCGGAATCCGCAAGCACGAAATTCTTGACAAACGGACTTGCCGCGCCCTCGGTCACGACCTGAAACGCCGAGCCGAGAAACAGGTCAAGAATGTTGTCAACCGCCGGGCACCGGATACCGACCGTCGGACTCACGCCGAGCTTGTCGTTGGAAGTGTCTCCGTAGTAGGCAACTCGATGAGTATTTGCGCGGAACGGGCGACGCATAGCGACGTTCTGCTTGAAGTCAATCGGCTCCTCGACCGGGATCAGCGTTGCGCCGAGTGCCTGCCACGTTATCCCGTCAAAGTCTCCCGCCGTGGCATGGTTGCCATAGCAGACTCCATACTTGAAGTCACGTTCCGCCGCCGTTGTAATCGCAGCCATTGATGCTCCTTATTTGTACCGCACGCCACGGATGGTTCCGGCAATGGCAGAGTCGGCATTGACCGTCAAATCACAATATGCCGCACCTCCAGCCTTGTCAACAATGATGCGTGCGGTCTTGATGGGGCAATCAACACTGCCGTCTGTGAATCTCAGCGCCGTCTCTGTAAGTACCGTAGTGTTCGAGTCCCACAGTTCAATCACGCCCCCGCAGATCGAATCATTCCAATCCGTCGAGGCTCCAAGCGGCCACATAGAAAATTGGATCTTGATGTTCGCGAAGCCCGAATCGCCCGCCTGAGCGCAATCTATCTGCCAAGTCATGTCGGGGAAATACTCGAAGGGCTGAGATGTATCAGCTTTCACATTGCGCGAAACATCAAACACGGTATCTGCGCTCGTACTCCACTTTGTCACGAACGGCTTGTTGTCAACAAACTGACCGAGTGCGGCAGACAGGCAGAACAGAACGGTCAGTATCACCACGAGAATCGTTTTCATTACTCGTCAACCTCCGTTATGATGAGTCGCGGATCGGGGATTTTCTTTGCCCACTTCGGATTGGTCACGTCCGATGCGTATTTCGGAACATTATCAATCATGAGTTTGGGCAGGTCTGTCTCGTCCATGATGATGACCGGACTATCCGACCGCCACTCGAAACCTCCGCGCCGATAGAATGCTCCCGCCACCGGTTTCCCGTCTTTCATCGGCGATGGAGCCAACGGCGACAATGAAACCGCAAAACGTTTCACTTTATTCGCCTTTTCTGGTTGTGTTTTTTCCGTCATAGTCTTTCTCCGGCTTGTGGGGGGGGGGCGGGAATGAAGCCCGCCCCCACACAGGTTAAGTCTTATCCGCCGCCACTCGACATCCAGACGTGTCTCCAGTCATGACAGCCACAGGTGAAGCGGGTCAGGAACGGAACATACCAATCGCCGTTCTTTTGATCCACGCTCGGCTCTAATCCGTCAATCATGTAGGTCGGTCTGATGCGCCAGTAGAAACGAAGCGAATGCTCCGAGCCAACCTCGGTCGGGTCTTGCACAAAGTACCAAGCGGTATCACTCCCGCCCATTGCCGCGCCGATATACGCCCAATCGAGAACGGTAATGTTCCCCATGAGTTCGCCGGTCGTGATCGGGGTCGGGGCAGCGTAGACATTTCCCGACGGGTAGTAGAGTTGCTTGACCGCGCCCAATGCCTTGCCCTTTAGCGCGGGCGGAACGAGCAAAATCCATCGGCTCGCATCTAACGGATGTCCAGCCATGTCGAATCCGTTATCCGCGATCTTCTTGAACATCACTTCGATGTCGGAAGCATCAGCCAGCGCGTCTGTGATGTAGTTGTCATACACCGTGCTCGACTCATCTGGGTTTTTGGGATGCTGCGTATCAGCAAGATACTGACCGTCGGGGCAGGAAGTGGATGAAGCTGCGTTGATAAAGATCGCCGCAGCCGCCGTCTCTGCGGTGTGTTGCGCCGCCTTCGCGTGTTTGCGAACCTGATTCTCAAGACTCTTGAAAATCCCCTTCGGGTCGTCCTGACGCGCCTCAAGTGAGATCCCGATTCGCTTCGCGTACTTCAAAGGCGTGTAGGTCTTGTCGTACCCTTGCACCGGAACCGCCTTTGGGATGTCCTCGCCCTCGCCAACTTCGTCCAGAGACGAATAACCGCCGACAGCAGAGACTCTTTCCTCTTTGAGCGTGGTGTCGTCCACGTAGAAAAGGTTCTGAGAAACCATCGGCTTCGTCATGAGGTCACCGAGAATGTTTTCGGCGCGGAAGCGGAGGTCGTAAATATCGTCGAAATTGTCCCGTAGGACATTGAATCCGCCAGCCATAGTTTGCTCCTTTTCCTACGCTGAAATTGCGGTGAAGTTAGCGATCTCGGGCTGCACAACGTGGTGAGCCGTGTCTACAAACTTGATGATTTTGAACAACGGCGTGTTCGCAGTGTCATTCTCGTCAAGCGTCGAGACATCCTCAAGGCTGACAATCGTGCCAACCTGAGTCAGCGCGGCTGTCCCCGCCGTGTCCACGAGCCACTCTTGCCCGTCTCGAAACGGGATAATCAAGTTGTAGTAATCTCCAGATGAGCCGGAGGTGACGCTGGTTGCCCAAACGCCATAAATAGCAGCGGAGGCGGCTGCTCCATTCTCTGCTGTGCCCACGCCAGCATCATAACGCGCAACCGCGCCCTTGACCGACGTAACGCTCCCGGTCATCTTTACCTTCTTCGTTGAGAAGTCTCCGCTCCCGTATGGAACGAAAGCCATAATTTCCTTTCTGAGTACCGGATCAAGCGATTCCGCGCCGCCGCTTCAGTTCTCCGACGTACTGAGCAATCTTACTCGCCCTGTATTTGTCGCCCTCTTCTTTGGGCATCCGGCGGATTTTATCACCCTCCCACATCTCGATCTTCTTCGCTGCTTCCTCTTCGAGGGGATCGGTCTTCCTTTCGGGGGGTTTTCCTCCGCCGGGGCCGGACACGCTTGGTGCTGTGCCGAAAATTGCGTGGCCGTACTTTTCGATCCACTTCAGCTTTGCCGAAACGGTCGGCAACTCGTCCAGCATTCCTCGCTTATCTTCTGGGATTGATTCCAGTTTTATAGCGAGTATTTCGTTCAGGGTTGCTTCGTATTCCGTTGCTTTGTTGGCTCGACCTTCAAGCTCCGCAATCTTATCGGTCAGCTTTTGCAGTTCGCTTTTCTCCGCGTCCTCGCGTTCTTTTTGTTTTGCGATTAGCTGGTCTGCCAGCTTCGCCTTGTCGAAATCTTCTTTGTGTGACTTCAACCAATCCTTTTCCTTTCGGGCGAGGATTTCGTTGAGCTTGGCCTGCTGTTTAGGAGAGAACTCCGCGTCTGATCCCGCAGTCGGATCGCCCGCCGTTGCTTGTGAGGTCGGCGTGCCCTCGCCTGGTTTCCCAGTTGGTTCATCAGCCATGATCGCCTCGGTTATGATATAGTCGTCGGCTCCATCCTTAGAGCTTCAAATGTGCATGGGATATAGTTGAATTGCCCGACCCGGCCGTAGTCTTCAACTTCTGTGATGTCGTTCCAATAGCAGTTCGCTATTTTGTTCTTGCGTAGATATTTTGCAAGATTCGCACAAACCGAGTGAAGTGCCGTGACCTCTGGATTCTTGTCGCCCTGAGTTGCGCGGTTTGCTCTCGTTGTCACATCGTAATGCTCTGCGGTCTTGCGGATCACGTAGAATTTTGCGCGGTATCTAATTTTCAGTCCGTTCCACGGTGCGTCCACTTCGTTTGTTACCGTTGGGTTCGCAATAATAAAACAGTAGTTTTGAACACCCACTAACGGCGCGAACATGCTCTCATCTTTCGGATCGAAGTCTGGCAATATAAATACCAAATTTATCCCGGATGCCACGTCTGCAACCAGAGAATAATAGGTATAGGTAAATATCTTTACCAGCGCGACGAGATTGTCTGTGCAGGCGACTATCAACGTTCGATCCTAATGTTGCGCAGTCCGCCACCGGACTTGCGAGGCATATCATCAGGTACTGCGCGAACCGTCCACGTATTGCCATTGATAAACGTCTTAGCCTGCGCACCGTAGAATCTCACGGCTACGCCGCTTTCGAGTTGCTGATAGTAGTATTGAGTTGTCAGGCTCGCGGTCTCATTCCCCTCGCCATCGTCCCACTTCCAAACTGCCGTTTCAACAGCCCCCGCCGACGTGATCGTGACGGTATAGGTCTTCTCGCGCGTGCCTGTATATTTCACTCGCCGGTCGGAATAGACGCTCGCGGTGCTGGTGTTTGCCGCCGCCGCTATCGCCTGTCCGATCCCAAGTTCATCCGCCGAGAAGTCTTTCTCGAAATGAGCCTTGTTGTCAATGACCTCTTGGATCGCCGCGTCGCGGGATTCCTTTGCCTTGACCACGAGTTCAGCATCTTCCCCGAACGCATTGCGCAAGAGATAGTATTTCGCGGCCAGAGCTTGCGCGTCGCGCACGCTCGCTGGATAGCGCCCGCTCGTCGGCTCTAAGTTGACTGGAACTTTGATATGAACATCAAGCCGCTCGTTTACCCAATCGTAACTCCAGAGTATCGCCTGCTCGTGATCGGCTGTGGCAACCTCGGCGATCTCTGGATACCAGAGACTGAGTTCGCTTGCGCTCGTCGTACTGATGTAGGTTGCTATGTAGGCCATGACTATTCCTTTCCGCCGACTGGAACCAAATCACAGTAACAGTTGCCGCCACAGACTGTCGCGCCCGCTTTAGGAATCCCGATGGCTTCCCATTCCGCCCACGTCATCGGCTCCCGCCCGTCACGCTCCTCGCAGTCCTCGCAATGTTTCCCATCCGCCGCCGGACTGAGTTGCCAAGAATACAACATATCCGCTTCAAGGTTCTGTGTGTAGACTTCAGAGCGCACCGACTGAGTTATCTGTTGCACTCCGCCGTTGATAGACTTCTTGAATCCGTTTCGCAGATCGGCGAATACCGGCCCGTCTCCGCGCAGGTCGTTCATGAGTAGTTCGCGCACTTCGGCCCTTGTCATGCCAGAATCAAGAAGCGTGGAGATCGTCTGCTCCAGCGTGAGTGCGGCCTTCTCTGCGTCAATGGCAACACGCCAGTTGACAAGTTGAAGTATTCGCGCCCAAGTCTCATCGTCAATCTTCCGCAGCGCGAAGTATTTGTCAATCGTGGTCATGTCGCGCCAACAGTCTATCGCAGCGAGCGATGATGAGTTCGTCTATCTTGGCAACCGTCCCGTCGGAAATCCCCCAGACCGTTCGCGCCTCATCAAGATATTTGAAGTATATCTTTTCTCGCGTCGGGCCGATTTCAATTTCGGCCACCTGCCGTGCACTCGTGGCCTTCGCGATCTTCTGATTCATGAGTAGGTTCTCTGTGGCCTGAAGCGGATCGGTAGCGTGTCTGCGTATCTTCGCGGCCTGCGCGCCGGTCAGAGGTTTACCGTCGTACATCCATCCCGCCTTCGCCTTGCTTTTCATGGCTACCGTTGCGGGAGCAAGCGGCTTCAGACCGGACTCATCCTCAATGCTCTTGGCCTCTTTGATATGCTTCTGGATGTCCAGTTTGACCACGCTTGCGCAATCGTTGATCTCGCGCGAGAGATCGAAGATCAGATGCTTCAGTCTAACCGGCGGAATTAACTTAAACGTCAAGGCCATTACTTCACCGCCGCCACGTTTGCCAAAGCCTGTTCCTCTGCCAGATTCTTGACCTGTTCAAACTCGTCGGCCAAGTCCTCGGCGTTCTCGGAGTAGAGTTGCCAGACCAGAGACTTGATAGTGTCGCGCTCGCCCGCCCCCACCGCAGAGATCAGCTCGTCCACGAAGTCAGACTGTTCGATCTGTGCGGGTATGCGGCTTGACATATCCGCAATGCCAAGCCGCAACTTCTCCAGTTTCTCTTTGAGTTCAGACGAGGTCACTTCTGAATGATGTAGTTGTAGGTCTTGTTCGCGTCGCTATCGCCACTGCGGTCAACAAATACGCAATCGGCCTTCTGACTCAGTACCCAAATGTGAGCACATGAGTCCGCAACCGGCTCCGCCCATGTGAGCACGATGACCGCGCCGGACGGGATGTCAACGTGGATGATCGTGTCCGAGGTGTTCGCGGCAATGAAGGAATCTGTGCCGCAGATGAAGAGACTGTCTTGTAGCGTCGCGATTGAAGCCTTTACGCTCGCGAGTGTCACTGTAGTATCGGGCCAGTAAAGAGCCGTCGCACTGTCAGCGCGCGCTCCGATCAAAGCCTTCACATTTTCCAGCACAGCGGTCGTGTCCGGCCAAAAGAGTACGGAGGCGGTATCAGACTTCGCGCCGAGTAACGTGTTCACTCGCGCCGAATCCATCTTTGGATCATCCAGAGTCTTCGTGTAGGCAAGAATAACCGTGGTGTCCGGCCAGTAAAGGGCGGCAGCACTATCTGCTCGCGCCCCAATGAGAGCTTTAGCGTTCGTGAGAATCACAGTAGTATCTGGCCAAAATACCGCAGCACTCGAATCTGCTTTCGCGCCGATGAGCGCCTTCGAGTTGGCAAGCGCAACGGTAGTATCGGCCCAGAACAACACAGTGCTGGAGTCCGGCATCTTTGCAATACGAGCGGTAAAGGAAGCCGTATCCGAAATCGTCAGAATGATTGCAGTGGTGTCGGCCCAATAGAGAGCGGTGGCAGAGTCTGCCCTCGCCAAGATCGCCGCAAGGTGAACGATAAGGCTATCGTAGGTGGCGCGGTCTTTATCAGACCAACGGGACTGATTCCACGGCGTTGCAAAGGCCGAGGGAACAAACGCAATCAGCGTGATCGCGATAAGTAATGCTTTACGCATTGGGATTAGACTCCTGTCCTATATTGTTTTGCCCAATTTTTTCTCTGAACGACGGAAACCGACGTGCGGTCTGTTGCTGCGCCCTCTGCTCTTCCCGCTTGCGCTCGGTCAAGAAGGTGTCCGCCTGCTCTTCCGTGGTAATGCTCGGATTGTATTTCATCACGATATTCTTGAGTGATAGTGCGCCCTTGTCGAATAGCAGAATGTCATTGATGATTTGCTGGGCATCATCTGCCGGTATCAAGTCCTCGTTGTATTCAATCTCAGGCCGGATGTTTTCCAACTTGATTCGCTTGGTGGGATTCTCGGCGTTAAACATCATCACGGATACGCGCATTCTCTCCCGCTCCGTCTTGCCAAACGAGGCGCGTATCGCCTGCATACCCTCAACAATCGGATGGAAGAGTATCTTGAGCGCAACGCCGCTCTCGACTTTGCCCGCGCCGTCTAATTGCGTCAGCACTTCCACCGGGAACTGTGCGGCCAGACCGATGAACTTGGCAAGATTGCCAGCAAGATTCCATTCCTCGACCGCGTTCATGTTGCGCGCAGCCTGCCCGAAAGTCCCGGCAGGCGGAACGGCCACAACTTCATTCGGCCTGATCTTGATTTTCTCTGCGTCTGCCTTCTCCCCGCCGAACACCCATACGTTCGGCAGCAGGTCAATGTAGTGGCCTATCGTGCTGATTGTGCGGCTGTGTTCGAGTGCAAGGTTCCAGAAGCGGTCAACGTAGCTCTTCCCGCGATAGCCACTTTCGTCAGGGTCTGGGGCGCGAAAGAACACAACCGGACAACAACCGTAGGGATTCGACTCTGACCACTTGTCCGCTCCGTCGAAATCGAATATCAGTTTCTCGTCCATGAACTTCTTGAAGTAGCCGCTCGTGACCGCCGATCCATCCCGCGAATTAAACTGCGGTGCAAGCCAGACCTCCACCACGCTCTTGTTGTGGCCAGACATGCCCACGGCCTTCGTGATGAACGGAGTCATCATCTGACCGTCAGTCCAATAGGTCTTGATCGCCCCTATGATTTCCGAGGAGTATTCGTAGTGAACAACCGGCTCTACGAACCACGGGAACCAGCTTGTCCAGCAAGGGAAACCTTGCCCACCAGCAACCTTATAGGCTTGGCCATCCTCGCGATTATACATCCGAAACTCAGGCCAGAGACTTATCTCTCCGAGCGCGAGTGCGTGGTAGTAAACATCGTGTGCCCTCGCGTCCCAATCGCACTCCTCATCCATCTTCTCGATGAGCAAGTTTGCCCTGTCTGCTTCGCCTTTATTTGCATCGGCTATCGGCTCGAACTTGCGAACCACTTTCCCGCTCAGGCAGACCGATGCCATGCGCCGAGAAATAAGTTGCGCCCACGGAATCCAAATCTTGCGCCGATCTTTGTATTGCTCCGGATCTTCGCCGCTGAGTATCGGCCAGTAGTTCTCAACCCGCCCCTCGCACAGCACGTCGCCGACAAGCTCATTGTATCTGGCTTGGTATTCACGCGCCCTCGCGGAACTTTGCAGTTCTGCGAAGTCCCGCACCAGTTGCGTCGTTATCTCAGCGGTGAGGTCTTTGAAGATCATTGCGGCTTCTTCTGTTGCTTAGAAAGCCTGTGTGATGTGACGGCGATCAAGTATTGTCTGGCGTAAGCATTGATCTCGCCGCTGTCATAAATAAGCGCATGCGTTTTCGCGCATTCGATAAGATCGTGTATTCTGCGATCAAGGATATTCGCAGACCGTGCAATCACCTTCTCGCGCTCCTCGGTCAACTCCACCACCACCACGTCGGTCTCGGTTTCGCCGAGGGCTTGCAATGCGTCTAAGCGCATGTGGCCGCCGACGATGTTGCCAGTCGTCTTGTTCACGACTATCGGCTCGACCGTGCCGAACTCCTGCACCGACCGCTTGAGAGCCTCGGCTTGGTCGGTAGGCATTCGGCGCGGGTTCCACGGAGCTTTGCATAGGTCGGCCAGCTTGCGACGCTCGACCGGGAAGCCGTTGAGGAGTTGCTTGCTCATTTAGTAGCTCGAATAAGCCGTGAAGCTGCTTTCGATTCTGAAGAGATAGTGAATGCCATAGCCGAGCGCGTCCGTAATGTGTCCGCGTGCCTTTGCCGCCGTCGTGGAATCGTCACGGAGATTCGATCCTTGCTTGTACGATTCCTGTTCAAGGTCGCGGATCAAATGACGGCACTTGCTGTTAATGAACAGGCGATTGTGTCCGTTCGCGTTTCGCAGCATACCGTTAACGGAGGCGTAACGGTCGCGGATGAAACAGTTTGCGTGCGGGTGCTTGAGGTTTGTGTATCCGTGTTGCCGCAGGATTTCGATATTCGACCGCGCTCCGGCTGCCGCAGTTTTCTGCACGCCGCTTGCATCGGGGTAATTCGCAATCCATTCCGGCGGGTAACGCGACGGATCATACCGACTGCCCTCTCTGATCTTTAGCTCTTTGCATTCCTCGTCGGTGCTGCTGGAGTCCATGTATAACTCGTCCACGACCCATACAACCTTCCGTCCTCTGTCATCATGGATTTGGAACACAACCGCGCAGAGCGGATTGTAGTTGAAGTCGTGTCCGATATGGATTGGAAGATTCGGGTCGAATTCGTAGTTGCCAACATGGGTGGCTCTGTCGAAGTTGTAGTAGATGTTTTTCTGAGAGACATTGACAAACTGACCGAGGAGTTCCTGCTTAATGACCTGCTCGTCATAGGTCTCCATGAGCATATCAATGAACGACGGCGGCAGAAATACGTTATCATCCGTGCGAGAGAAATAGGCAACCGCCCGTCCGCTCCGCAGCGTCTTGCTCTCTGGGTCTCCCCAGATGTCCCACATGAAGTCATAGCCATTCGGCGTGGACGTTACGAACGTCTGCCGCAGAGTCGCTCGCGGGTCGCGCACACAGGCAAGGATCGTATCTATAGCGTCCTTATCTCCCTCTCGCAACTCGTCAATCCATGCTGCTGACACTTCGAGTCCGCGAATCTTGTCCGCGTCCTCAAAGCTCCGGCAGATGATTTTCGTGTCCCCCCAGAGAATGAAGTAGTTATCCTGTTTCCAGTATTGGTTTGGAATCTTACAGTCTTCAAGCGCGGACTTCAGGTACTCCAACACCGGATTGGAAAGCATCTTGTAGGTCGGGGCACAGACGAGGAGCTGTGTTCCCCTGTTCAGCTTCGCAAGTTTGAGTATCTTGCGCGCCCCGATCTTTGTCTTTCCCCCACCGCGACCAGAAAACCATGCTACGAGTTGATCGTTGCCGTTCGTTCCCCACTTCTTATCCCAGTGAAAGAGCGGGAGAACTTGGTGCATCTGCGGATCAATGCCAAAGAGAACGTCCGCGCGTTCATCTTTGTGCTTGTCAAGGAATTTCTCACAACGCTCGTAGAAGGTCTGGATGCTGACGGCGTTCGGCGGGTACTGCTTGAGACTGACCTGCCCCTCGAAGTTTCTATTCTCCGAAGTGAACCCGATGCAGCTTTCAAGAATCGCCTTGTCAATTGAAGGCCGCGCTTCAACGAACCACTCGCGCAGCCGAGCCTCTATGTCATCCGAGTAAACATCCCTGAACTTGCGAAGGCCGCGCGGGGTAAGTCCGATCTCTTTTGCAAGATCGTCCCACCGCTTATCGTAAGGCCGAAAGGCAACCGCGTCAAGTCGCTTGATCCATTCGGCGGAACCCTTGCCTGCGTGTGCGTGTTCTTCCGCCCCCTTCTCGTTGCGCTTGCGTTTCGGATGCTCGCCGTTTCGTTTCTGTGGTTTCTTCGGCAATCAAATTTCACTTGTGTCTTGTGTGCCGCGTCTCGCGCCACCTAATAACTAACTGCGCTATCCACGGAACAGACGCAATCATGACAAGCATGGCACTAAGATATATTAGTCCGAGCGTCTTGTCTGTCATTGTATATCCGAGCAAAGGTCTTCGTGCGTGTTCCGTATCTCAACGCAGGCCATTGAAAGCAATGCGAGCGTGGCGGCGCAGAAACATAGGGCAACGGCAACGGGCCACATGAACAGGCGTCGGATCATTTGAACGCCCACCGGTCAAGGGCGCGCAGTCCCCACGCGATCAGAACTCCGAGTGCGCCAACAAAAGGAACCAAGATCAAAGCCTTGTGAAAGTCGGTCATCATTTCAGCGTCACGTTTACCCACGACCACTCTCCGTCTTGAAATTCCGCCGACGGAGGATAGTGGTAGTTGATACATGCCTGATAGCCGACGAGCGAGTCCGGAACGAGAACGTAGGTGTAGCCGGAAGGCGGCGGAGAAACGCTCGGCTGCCGACCGGACAGGGCCATCGGCAGTACGATGACTGCCGCAATGATACCGATAACGATAATGGCAAGCAGTGTTTTCATTCCGCCCCTATCAGCAGGTTGAACACATCCAGACTCAGCTTGTCGTATTTGACGACCGGGAACCCGTACCGCCCGAAACGAACGTCTATGTTCGTGAGCCAGACGCGGGGCGCGAAACCTCTCGTGAGCGTTGTCCCAGCAGGTTCCCAGAGGTTCTGATCCGACGTGAACGGAATCCAGTTGGAGGCTGTCAGGGCGGCCTCAACCTCGGCGCGAGTCATTCGCCTTGCTCCAGCGTATGTAGTTGGCCTCGTTCACCCGACAGGGATAGGTTGGCTTTGGATGAACGCCCCGAATCGCCACAAGTTTTTCGTGTTTATCCGCAAGCTCCTGTTGTGGCCGCCACCCCGGAATCGCCAGAAACGGATCATGCGCACAGCGTCGCTTCGCATACTCCGGCGGAATGTGCCGGTTGATCGGCTGTTCTTCCGTCGGTATGTCAGTTGCCATCGTGTATTTCTGTTTCATGGTTTCAAAAGAAGCGGGCAGCGGGCTTTGAAAAGCCTCCGAGTGGTGATTGGTTTTGCCGTGCGTGTTGTCACCGCGCACCCGGCCATGTGTTTTATTCCTGCCCGCCGAGGGATAACCCTCTATAGGTAATAGGCAAAAGTGTCCACCGATCTAAGTTTTACAGCAACTTAGCGGCAGACACTTTCCATGCCATAATCTTGTTAGCAACGTGTGATTTAGAGCGATTCGCACGGTCGGAAATGGCGCGCAAGCTCATGCCCGCAACGTGACACTCGATGATCGTTCTGTCTGGCTCTTCCAACGCGGCTATCTGCGCTCGAACGCGAGGCAACCACGTAGGTTCCGACTGCTCTGCGGTGACGCGCTCCTCGCAACTGTCACACGACGGCTCAAGGTCGTATCGTGCAAGCAGGTCGAATGAAATCATGATCGGTTTGGACAAAGCAAAAGCCTCCCTGCTATTCGCAAGGAGGCTGCTTTAATCGGCGCACCTCCGGCCCGTTTACGGCTGCTGTTTCCTGTTTCGGTTTAGTGACCTATGCAGGGTAGTCGTTCGTGGGGCGTTGTTGTGTTCGTGTTGCTGTAACGGAACGATTTTGTTAAGGTTACAGCGTGATCTTCGCCCGCTCGCCCGGCGGTTGATCCGGGTCGGTTAGTCCGCTTTTATAAGTGCGTTCGAGTGCCTCGAGGCGATCGAGGCAAAGGCGCGTTTTCTCCCAACTGTATCCTGCGCGGCCTGCATAAAAAGCAAAACGGTCAAAAGCCTCGGCGACGGCGGGGAGGCGATCCGCGAGCCTTTGGAATTTGCGCCGCTCAATCCGTCGCTGGTGGGCGTTCATGCCTTCTCCTTCAGGTATTTCGTGGTTACTTCGATTCCGTTTTGGATTTCCGTAAGTTCTACCCAAAGCGGATCGTTCTCGCCCGCTATCGGGAAGAACGCGCGCAGCACCCTCTCGCTTTGCGCGCGGCGGAAGATGCCGGTCATGTGCTCTTGACCGCCGACATTGGCCATATCTCTTATGGCTTTCGCTTCGCGGGCGAGGTGGTCTGGGATCATGCTTCTGGTTGTTCCGGGTCTTTGTATAGTAGCGTGATGGTAAATATGAGTCCCCCGCGCCGGACAGGGAACAATGTCCAGGTGGTACTCACGCCTATAACTTCGACCTTATTCTTAGCCATCCATTCATCAAGAACGGCATCCATGTCCTGAGCGAGCGCGGGGAAAACGCAACTTGAGAACAGCGCGATCAGCGCGAGGTAAATCCACAGGTATTTCATTTTGGACTCCTCGGTTTGGATTCTTTTGACTTCTGCCGCGTTTTCTTGTCCGGTCGTGGCTTTCTACCAACTCGGCTTAGTTTTGTCGGCTCCGTCAAAGTGCATGGGGTCTGTGGCGATTCTGGGCGGTCTATCCGATTGATCTCAAGCGCGCCGTTTGGGGCGATGTGGATTTCTGCTTTGTCTGACATCTCGTAGTCCAGTATCGCCGCCGAAACCATCTTGCGCTTTTTGCGGAGGGCTGCGATGCAGTCTCTGACGGCATCGGAGTATCCGTCTTCGTATGCGTTGTTCTGTGCGATCAGCGGGTTAGGCCGTATGTCTCCGGGTTCGGTCATTTCACCTGTTCCTTTTGTAACCACTCCGTGCGGCGATCCGGGCCTCTGAATCTGACGGGTGCGCAAAGGCCATTCATTCGGCTCACTATTCGCCCGCCCTCTTCTCCCCCGCCGAAACAGGACGCGAGTTGAATGTCGTCATGGTTCCCGGTCACATAGAGTCGCTTTCCCTCGCGGGAGATCATGTCTAATAGCTTCCGAAATCCCGCCGCGTGCAAGTCCATGACCCGGCCAGTGGGCGTAACGTCATCCAGCAGGATCACGTCTCCCCGCGTGCATCGGAGCAGGCTTGGAGGATCGTTGTCTCCCTCAGACCATTTTGCTCCAAGTTGCCAGTCCCGGTGATAGCACGAAATGAAAGTTGAGTATTCGCGAAACGAAACCATTTTCCCTTTAGATAACCAGTAGTTTCCGATGGCGCAGAGAATGTGCGTCTTCCCGATGCCCGACGATCCGATCATCCAAACGCCACGAGTCCCGATGAAAGACTCTCGGATTGCTTCAAGCACAACTTCACGGCCTTTTGTGTCAAGTGTGGATAGCCGAGCTTCTGGGTACGGGGGATTCCCGGACATCCATTCGCGCCAAACCAGAGCTTCGCGGTCTCGCAATTTTTTTTCAGTCTCGCGCCGCTCTTCACACTCCGAGCATTCCCCGGATATTCCATTTCCCATGTCCAGCATCTTCAGCTCGTGGCACGTCGTGCATGGCAACAATGGCCGCTTGCGAGCCTCGGCTATCCGAGAAAGCCACTCGTCAAAAATGGAGCGTGGTGTGGTTTCGTTATTCTCGGACAAGGCTTCTCTTCCCCTTCCCCGTCGTTAAATGTTTGTCCATCAGAGCCTCCATCTTTGTCTTGCTGCTCATGATCCAGTCCCAGCTTATCTTCCAGCCAGAATCATTCTTCCCCATGTGGTGCGGGCTGTTCTGTATCGCCGCGATCATGTCTGTCATTGAGAACTGTTCCAGCCGCGCGCTGGCGTGGGAAACTCTGGTCTTGTTCTTGAGCAGCATCTCAACATTCACAATCGGCAATCCTGCTCGTTCTGCAAACAGGTTCCATTGCGCGACCGCGTTCTCAATCTTGACCTTTTCGTCGTTTTCACATATGTGAGAAAGAGTACTCTCTTTCTCTGTCTTGTGGTGTGGTGTGGTGTGGTGTGGTGTAGAGTTACTTTTTGTGACGTCCGTTATGCGTAACGCAGCGTCACGGTGTTTTTGCTGTCTGTCCGCAGCCTCACGTTTCTGTTTTTGTTGACGATACTTGTCGCCCGCCACAACAAGCCAATCCCCGTCGGGCTGTTGAATGAGCTTTTTTGCGGACTTCGCGGATTCGATCAGAACTCGCAAATCTGACTCGTCACATTGGATCACGCGGGCTGTGACATCCGTTACGCGTAACAAATGGTCGGGGATTGACCACGCAGTTTCGTTCGCCCGGCTTAAAAGCGCGACCCATGCCCACCTCTGCCCCATTGTCAGGGCCAGGAACCAATCGTCCTCGCGGTACTCATTCGACCACGGATACCACGGGAGTTCAATCATGGGGCAATATCCTTCCGCGCGCCATATTTACCGATCCTCTTCAAGTTTCGTTCGTGGCCGTCCGCGAGCCATGTTTCTCCTCCGGCAAGAGGCTGAGGATCGCTTCTTCAGCATCATGAACAGCACAGTCTGGGTCAATCAAGCCACGCTCTTTGTAGTCGGGCAGGCAACGACAACAAGAAAGAGCAAGCTCCGCGCACGCCTTGATCGCGTTGCGCTGGACGGCGCGAATATCCAAAAGTTCAATCACATCGCCGACGAGAATGAAAGCACCGGACTCGTTCTTGTTTAACTTATCGCGTAGCTCGGCTTTCCACTCTTCCGCGCTAATCAGCTTTTCCATGTTTCTCCTCTTCCGCGTGTTTCTTGCAGAGGCGGCGTTGGGTGAAGTCGTATTTGCCGTTAGTGATCTTGACTTCCCTGACGACAAACGCTTGCGGCTCGGCGCAGCCGTCGCGTTCGCATTGCAGGGGGAAGGCGTTGATGAGCGGGTGAAGGGTGATGTCTTTCAATTGGACTCCGGCAAGAGGCAGAGGAGTCTATGCGATTCTATCTCCAATGCCGCCCCCTGAATATATTCGCCCTCTTTGGCATATTTCTTAGCCCGACTTATGCAGTCTCCCGCGCACGCCTTGATCGCGTTGGTCTGGATGCGCCGAATCCACGCCATACGCTCAGTTTGGGATTCTGGAGCATCGGCAAGTCCCTCATTCAGCCACTCTTCCGGGCTTTTCAGTTGCTCTGGCATGTCATTCCCTTCAGTGGAATTCTTGGGGCGTGTCGGTATTCTGCAAGCGGATCGTGAATGAATTGCCCGCGCGCTCCGTGAAGTCTGACCCAATAAGTGTCTGGCCACTCCTGAATTCCGATAGCTTGGATGTCGAGAGATTCGTGCATCTCCTCGATGAGCGCGACAAACCGTTCTTGCCATTCCAATGGCATGGATTCGAGAGCGCGGCGTTGCAAAATCATATAATTTGTGTAGGATAGGCTAAACCACTCGTGGACAGCACCGTTGTCTATGACTTCTGGCATCTTCCCTCCTTAAAATGGCAAGTCCTCTTCGTCTGCGGCCTTCGCGGCGGCAATCGCCTTCTCGTGCTGCTTCTCGCTCGGCGTTCCCCACACGCGGCCATAGTCAATCACGAGATTCGGATAGACGCGGCCTTCATGTTCCCGCGCCTTCATGTTCCCAATGAAAGCGAGCGGCACACTGCTGTTCATGCACTTCTCCGCCGCTTCGATTGTGGACGCGCTCCACGTGGCGAACACAAGGCCATTGTCGAAGGTGATCTTTGCCCATTCGCCATTCGCGCCGCCTTTGCGCTCCACGCTTTTGACCAGCTCGGTGCCTTCAATCGTTATCATAGTTCCTCCTGCTTGGTTTTCGGCGTAAGGCCACAGTCTTTCAGTGATGCAAGCGCGAGGTCGAATAGGCCGGATGGATTCAGGTGGCCCATGCCCCACGCTCGACAGAACAGAACGCGAGCGCGGTCAACTGGATCGTGCGGCAATTCAAGCGGGACTCCCGCGAGCCGTTGCTCGCAGGTCGGGAGCTTCGCGTCGGCGATGCGGGCGGAGATGTTATCCAGAGACATGCTTGGTTTTCATGTGGCGGGCAAGATTCTGAAATGTGCGGTTGCAGCATGGGCAAACACCAGCCTTAGCTCGTTTCATAATCCGATCTCGATCATTCCGATATCGAGAGGCTGCGGCTTTCTGACCAGCCACCTTTTTCTTTTCAAGTTCAAGGCGATTGTTCAGGCGTTCTTTTTCAGAGTTTGCCGCCTGAAGTTGTCGCTCAAGAACTTCCTCTCGTTTTTCTCCCGGATAATAATTTGGATGGCCGTTTGGACAATAGAACGTGCTATGTTCGCCGCGCAGTATTTTTTGTGTTGTTTCCGTAATCCCGAAAGTAATGTGGCAGCTACAACACTCAATTGCCACGAAGGCATCAGTGAACGTCAATGACATGATGCAATTCCCTTCAGTTAGAATTTTCCGCCACGCCGAACATGAACAGCGAGTACGGCCAGAAATGCAGATAATCCACGCGGAACGAGAGTGAGGTGTTCACCATTCGAGACCAAGATGATGATACAATTGTTGTACCTTCGCGGACATTTCGGGCGTGATAGGTTTCCGTTCGTTGAGTAGATACCGAAGCGTCTCGGAATCTTCCTCCGACAGCGTGACCGGCTGGGGGGATGGCTTGCGGAGAGCGATGACTGCCGCGCCAAGCCTTTTCCATTCTTCATATATGGTATTTATTGGGTTCGTGAGTGGACAAGTGGCTATCCTGTGGTGCATTGCCCCCGCCGCTTTAATCATCTCCGCGATCTTCTTGACATCCCCGATCTCGCGGTAGGCGGATAGCTCGGATCGCAGCCGCTCGACCTCGTCGCAAAGAACCGAACCCCATGCGGGTACAAATGAAGGATGATTCTCAATGACTTTCCGTATCTCTGCGATCTTTTCCGCCGACAGTCCGCTCATTTCGCCTCCGTTATGTCGAATAGTTCTTTGCAGTTCAATGCCTCGCGCCTGCGGCGTATCCGCCCCGCCGCCCGCGTCTTTGCATCATAGCGATTGTGGCAACGCTGGCACATTGCCTTGAGATTCGTCCTGTTCCCCGATTCGCCAACATTCTCCGGCGTATGATCGAGATGCGCTATCGTCAGAACAATCTCGCCGCGAGCATATTTTGCTGACGTGTGATTTTCTTCGCAACACCGGCGGCCATGATGCAGGCCACACTCGCCCTCGCATTCGCAACGATTCCCCGCACGTTCCAGAACCTCGGAAACGATCAGCTTCCAATCCCTCGGATAGCGGTCTTTGTTTTCAGGACGGATCGGCATTACACCGCCGTTATTTGAAGTGGCCATTGCCGCAAATCTTCGCCAAAGGCTTCATCGTCAGGAAGATTTGTTCTGTCATATTCAGCCTCAATCACAACAATACACACGCGACGATGTGATCGCAATTGAGGGGGGTTTGACTCGACCCATGCGCGAGCCTTTTCTAAGCTGTCGAATTGCGGCTCCCGCCGAATCCCGCAGGTGTCAAAGATTTCATATTTCATCTTACACCGCCGTCACGATCAGCTTGACGCGCTCGATCCCGTGATCGAGGTAGAGATTGTGAAGCGTGGGATAAAAGGTTTTCCACTCGTCTTTCGGGAACACGAGGCAACCCGCCGAGCCGGGGAAATTGTTGTCAAGGTGAAGAAAGAAAGCAGAACGTATCAGTCCGGAGGCTCGCATCGCATCGTCTTTTGGATGGACAAGGAAAGGTGTCTCGTCTTCGTCTGTGTGAATATCAA